CTCTTCCTGCCGATACTCAGATTGAAGTTACCTATGTTCAGGCGACTGATTCTGGCACGGCTGCTGGAAAGGGTTATGCATACGCTGAAGTCGAATGGTACTAGGAGGATATTATGGCTAAAGATACTGCAAATAATCACCCAACGGTTAATCAGAACGGTCTTATCGAAAAAAAGGACATATCCGGAGAGTCTTTAAAATCTCTAGGTATGGACAGTGTAGGTAAGAACCAGATGCCACAGGGTATAGCTAAATCAAACATCTCCACTGATCGTGGAAAGTTTGAATGGTGCTAAAATAAATTGGTGACGGGGCGGGAAACCGCCCCTAATCCAAAGGAGATTAGAATGGCTAAAAGAATGAATTCAATCGAAGCATTTATTGGTGGTATGGTTGAAACACCTGATGTTGGGTATGGCCATACGGAAGCTGTGCTTAAAGGATACACCAGTGGTTCTCAATTATTTGATGAGAGAGATATGGAGTATAGACGAGCGCAGCGAAGAACAAATAATGAAGGTCGAGTAAATGGTGAAATGGTTAGAGGAAGCGGCGTCATAGCTGGGTGGGCTTTCTAAAAAAAGTGATAACAATAAATATTCCCGGAAGGGAAGTTAGTGATTATACCCCAGAAGATTTTGGGGGTATAAGAGAGGAAAAGACCGTATGTGTTATAAGGTACGGGGCTTTTGGGGACACATTACAGGCTAGTTCTATACTGCCTTTACTTAAAGAACAAGGGTATAGGGTATGTGTAAATGTTACAGAGGTTGGGAAAGATATACTAAGTAGCAATCCATATGTGGATGAGATTTTATTTCAAACTACAAAGATGATTCCAGAGAATGAGCTTACTGAATACTGGAAACATTTTGATAATATATTTGACAAGGTAATACAGCTTTCTGAATCAATAGAAAATTCTTTATTGGTTATGCCTGACAGGGTTTCACGACTAAGGAATGGCGATAAGATTGCAGTAAAAGGGGACCCTAGGTTCAATCTAGATAAGGATACTTTACATGAAGAATGTAATGTAAACTATATGGAAAGAACTCATGATATAGCGGGTGTTCCGCATATCTTTAGTCCTAAGTTCTATCCTTTAGATAGTGAAAAAAAAATAGCCAGGGATTTTAGAAGAAGCATCAGGGAGAAGCATGTTATTTTATGGTCTTTGTCTGGATCGTCTGTACATAAAGTATATCCTTGGACTGATAATGTAATAAATAAGGTTCTAAAATACAGGCCTGATGTTTGTTTTGTTACTGTCGGAGATGAGCTTTGTAAGTTGCTTGAACAGGGTTGGGAAAAAGAGGATAGGATTATAACAAAATCAGGAAATTGGTCTATAAGAGAAACTCTTTCGTTTTTAGATCATTGCTCTATTGTTATAGGACCAGAAACTGGAGTACTGAATGCTGCGTCAACTATGAAATGCCATAAAATAGTTATGTTATCCCATTCCTCAAAAGAAAATCTTTCTAAGTATTGGAATAATACCAGCTCTTTAGAGCCTGATCATTATGATAATTTTTGTTTTCCATGCCATAAAATGCATTATGGATTTGACACCTGTAACAGGGATAGTGAGACTGGAGGAGCAATGTGCGCTGCAAAGATAAACCCTAACGATGTTTACAATAGAATAGTGAAAAATTTGATATGAGTACTTACTTAGTTTTGTGTAAGAACATGGCTAGAGATATAGGCATACCAGGAACTGGTCCTTCCAGCGTCACTTCTACTTCTCTCTCCGAAGAGGAGAATAATGTAGTTCGTTATGTAAAACAAGCTGATTTAGACATACAAAGTAGGTGGTTTAACTGGGATTTTCTATGGACCGAGGCGACACTTACACCTTCCGTTGGTGTTTCTACACTAACATCACCATCTAATTTAGGTAATTGGAAATTAGACTCTTTTGTTTTTAGCAAAGGAACTGATGATTATCAAGAGTTAGAGTATATGGTATGGGATGATTACAGCCTAGAATATAAATTAGGCGTGGTTGCCTCTTCAACCCCAGAAGTTTTTTCTATTAAACCTGATAATGTCATAGATGTATATCCTACACCCGATGCTGTAACAGCAATATCAGCTTCATACTGGAAGTCTCCAACTGAGTTGTCAGCTGATTCTAGTGAATCACCGATACCGTCTAGATTCCACAAGATAATAACCTCTAGAGCTAAAATATATTATGCTGAGAACGAGGACGCCCCTGAAATTTTATCAGGTGCTTTAGCGGAATTTGAGGATTTGCTAGACAAGCTTGAGGCTGATCAGTTACCGGGGCAAAAGAATAGAAGGTTTTCTAAGGCGCAGGATATATCTAATTTTACAGTAGTTCCGCAATGACCAGACTAACTAGAAGAGAGATCAAGCCTTCTGGTTTGAAGTCTAATTATTTTCCTTTCGAGGGTGGGATTAATATGGTCGACCCTGCCTTATCTATGAGGCCTGGCGAGTTAGTTGCTGCTAATAATTTTGAAGTAGACATTCGTGGAAGATATAGAAGGTTAGATGGGTATGAAAGATTTGACGGGCAAACATTACCTTCCGAAATAACATTTTATAGAATTCCTTTTACTATTGGTACTGCTAGAGACTCGGTATTCGACAGTGCTTTTAGTAGTGCTTTTGATCTACAAATTCCTTCAGTTGGCGATTTACTTAAAGGGGGAACTAGTGGCGCTTTATGTTCTGTGCTGCAAGTTAACATTGAAGATGTAACTGGCGATGCGTCAGCTGGATCATTTTCTAATTCAAATGCGGAGGGGTATATATATTTTACAATAGTAAGCGGTACTCTTCAAGACGGGGAAACAATGTATTTTTTAAACAAGAACAGCGCTTTTGGAAGCGCATTTAATGTGGAGTATAAATAATGGGTAGCGCAACACCAACAGCATTAAGAAAAACAAGGGCGGTTTTAACCGGGACTAGTTTTGCTGACAATACTACAGGAGCTATCACCGCCCAAATGGTCAGACAATTTACAGAGTCTGGGATGGGTGGTTTTGCGACAATATATTCACCAGCAGGGACTCCTGCAAGCCAAGCAGTTGCATCAGGAGCAACAGCAACAATAGATTGGAATGCTGATTCAGTTGGTGCCAATGGTCCTGACGATACCGGCACTGTATCATCAACAACCGTGGGATCGGATGCTGATTTTGCAAACGACAGAATCAGAATATACGACAAGGGATGGTTTATGGTCAATCTGGGCGTAAGTTTTGTTCAGACAGGAACTGATACTGTGGTATGGACGTTTAGGATTGCAACTCAGGCTGATGGTGGGTCTGTCACATATCCCGGTTATGATGCTGCTGTTCAAAAAGTAGCAGCAACCCTAGATAATATGGCGTCTGCTTCAGGAATAATTGATACAACTGGACACACTGATTATACAGATGTGTTGGCACAAGTTAAGAACGGACATGGGAGTAACTCTGAAAATTTTCAGATGCATTATGGGCAGTTATCAGTATTTAGGGTTGGATAATGGGTCTTCTTGCCACCTCTCTTTCCTATGGTCCACCAGTAATAAGAGACGCTGATGCGGATGCCTCTCTTGTTAGTGAACTACGAACTGCTATAGAGGATCAAAGAAGCAATATTAATATAGTGCCCGGTGAGGGTAGCGTTTTAGGTGTATGGGTATTTAGTGGTAATGTGTATGCATTTAGAAATAAGTCTGGTGCCGCTACAGCTGGAATGTATAAATCAACATCGACTGGTTGGTCAGAAGTAGATTTAGGAACAGCTTTAAATTTTGATGGGACCACTACAAATGGAGAGTTTGTTGTTGGGTCTGTTGTAACTGGGGCTGCTGGAGCATCAGGTACTGTAGCTGCTGTTTCTTATTCAGGCCTATGGGAAACTGGGGCAAAGGGTGTTGTTGTTTTAACTGGAATAACCGGCACGTTTGTCGATAATGAAGACCTATCATCTCCTACTTTAGCGTTTGATGCTGGCACTGTAGAGATAAAAGAGGATGATGTTATCACTGGTGTTACGTCAGGTAAAACCGCTACAGTTAAAAGTGTTCTTTTGTCTAGCGGTAGTTGGGCTGGGGACGATGCAGCTGGATACCTATCTATAAGTGGGAATACTGGAACATGGACTGATGGTGAGAAAATACAAGTAGGTGGTAATAATAGAGCTGATGTAAATGGAGCATCTCAACCATCTTCTAGAGGTTTAGCAAAGGCTAATGGCACCCAGTACGCACAGACATTGTCTCCTGGAGGTAAGTACGAATTTGTAACTTACAACTTTAAGGGAAATTCTGCGGCTCTATCTATGTACGGTGTGAGTACCGTAGATAATGGGTTTTCTTATGATGGTACTGCCTTTATAAAAATTCAGACTGGTATGGAGACAGATACTCCTCAGCACGTAATAGCCCATAAAAAACATTTATTCTTTTCATTTCCAGGAGCATCCGTTCAACACTCAAGTATAGCTAAGCCACTACAGTGGAGTCCTATTACTGGAGCTGCAGAGATAACATTAGGGGATGAGGTATCTGGGTTTTCAATAGAAGTAAAAGAAGTAATGTCTATTTTTACTAGGAATGATACATACATGTTATATGGAAGTTCTTCGGCAGATTGGAATTTGACTAGATTCCATACTGGAACCGGAGCTATTCCATATACTATGCAGAAAATGGATCAGACTTTCTTTCTAGATGATAGGGGTATAACCTCTATCTTTACCGTGCAGTATTATGGTGACTTCCAATCTTCAGTTGCATCTGGAAAGATTGATCCTTATATACAGAAGAAAAAAGATAATGCAGTATTATCTCTTAGGGTTCGTGGTAAAAACCAGTATAGGATATTTTTTGATGATAAAACTGGATTAGCCATGACTTATATGAACAGGCAGAATGTAGGGATAATGCCTTTTACTCTTTCTCATCAATTATCTTGCTGCGCTTCTGGAGAAGATTCGAATGGGTTCGAGGTTTTATATGGTGGGTTTGATGATGGGTATGTTAGACGTATAGATTCTGGGACTAGCTTTGACGGACTTACGGTTGATTCCTTTATAAGAACATCTTATCATAATTACGGCTCCCCGCAAGTTAAGAAAAGATTTAGAGAGATAGGGTTAGAGCTTAATGCAGACACATCTACTACGTTAAGTGTTTATCCCACTTTTGATTATGGTGGAACGTTTAGCCCTCGGTCTAGCCCATCTGCTACAGAGTATAGTGTATCGGTTACTTCTGATGAATGGAATGAAGATGATTTATTTAATTCCTCAACGGGAGTTACCGTTGTTGCTTCCGAAAGAGTTAAGATTAATGGCGTAGGTACAAACATGGGTATGATTATAAAAAATAGTTCTATATATGATAAGCCAATAACACTACAAGGCGTTGTTGTAGATTATTCTACACGAGGAGTTAGGAGATGACTATGCTTAAATTGCCGCAAAATGTCGGACCTACTAGTTTGGCCTATATATCGGAACCTGAAAAGAAACTATTAAAACGAAGAGAGGCAATGAAAGGATTCCCCTCTAAAAAGGAAATCTCTGGTGTTCCTGTATTGGCTGATAGTAGAGCTGCGATTATAGCCCATGCAAAGGGGTTAGGAATTTCAAATGTTCCAGATGCTGGTGTAAGCAAGAGTGAGTGGAGAAAATTTACTCAGAGGCTGAATGCAGAAAAGTCTTTAAGGACAAAAGGCGGTACTCAGAACTTTGTTACGAGCGCTACAGATGCCCAGAAAAAGAGAAGCAGCAATTGGTATTCGACTCCTGCTGGAGCAGCCTATGCTAAATCTTTAAATAAGCCGGTTGGGTTTGGTATAAGAAGTAAACCGAAGCCGAAGCCTACAAAGACGCATAAACCAAATAAGAAACCAAAGAAGAAACCTAAAGAGAAAGTTCCCGTAATAACTAGACCAGGGCCAGACCCAACAGTAGTTACTCCAGCAGCAACCACAATAGCGCCAGTGCAGGATTTTAGTATTAATGTAGGCCCAGGTGAGGCTATAGATACATCTCAACTAGAGAAACCCTTGTTGGAAGAAATAGTTATTTTAGGTCCTAAGTCCGAGGTTTTGGAGGAGCGCCTTAAGAACTTAATAAATACTAATAGCCCTTTATTTAAAGCAGCTACTACCAAAGCATTACAATCAATGAATTCGGTAGGACTTACAAATAGCTCCATAGCTCAAGAAGCTGTTATGTCTGCTATTCTTGGTGTAGCAATTCCAATAGCCCAGCAGGATGCTCAAACATTTTTGACACAAAGAATGGCTAATCAGAATGCTAGCAATGCTTTTAAGGCAGCTCAGAATGCTGCCTACTATGAAGCTTTTATGACAAAGCTTACTGGACAAATCAACCAGACATTACGTCAGCTTGCAGAAAGATCAGCCAACTGGAGGGCTATCCTAGCGGAAAGAGGAGCGATAGCTAGAACAGCGGGAATGAGTACTGAAGCTACTGAGAACGCTCTAAAAACTGTAACACCTACATGGTTTTAATGGAATAATATTATGGCTCAAAAAACTGTTACTACAAAACCAACAAAAAATAAGTGGATAAAGGAAATAAAGTGGCCTGTTATTATTGGAGCAACCTTGCTAGGTGGGATGGGTGCTTATGGTGCCGGTCTTTCTGGAGGAGGGCAAAGCCTGACTAGTAATATAAAGCTAGGAACAAACACTCTTTTGGGAAACCTTTTCGGGGGTGGCACAGTTGCTGCCAAGGCTTCAATGGTTCCAGTACATCATGCAGGTAGTACAGGGGTTATGTCTACCGGAGGATCAGCATTAAAAGCTGCTTCTGGTGGTGGGATAGGTGGGTTTTTTGGTAATCTATTAGGAGGAATGTTCGGTGGCGAGGGAGGAACAGGGATAAGCCTTGGTAATATAATTAGTGGGATTGGTGGGTACTTTGGCTCTAAAGCAAACTATGAATTAAGCGAGAGAGCTTTAGACCTTAAAGAACAGTTTGGGTATGAAGATGTACGACTAAAGGAAGAAGAGCTTGCCCTTCAAACAATGAAAGCAGAGGCTGCTATAGCTGCAGAAAAAAGACAGACAGCAATAGGCTCTACTTTTATGGGCCACACTAACCCAATAGCAGCTGCAGCTGAAGGACTGACAGGAGTGGAGCAAGGATTGCAGGTTGCTGATACATGGGTAACTCCAGAAGTTAGAAAGAAGGCGGGAGGCGCTCTAGGTGGGCCGCAACAAGGATTAATAACTCAAGCAAAACAGAGGCAAGTATCATGAAACAGCCAGCAAGATCATTTCCAATACCGCCGTCTGTTCCACAAGAGGCAGAAGGAGAGCAGGTTGTTATTGATGACGATAGGGAACAAAGCCCTTTTCCAGAAGCTAGTCCAGAAGAGGCTCAAATGGCAGACTCTATCACATCTGAAATATATATGTACATTTATAGGGATGGTTGGGATGAGATTATTGAAGAACTTAAAGGCTCAAAAGACAATCTAGCCGAGGCTGTAGGGGACATGGCTGGCAATTTGCTAAGCAATGAGATGTTGATGGCAGAAGAAGAGGGTGCGGAAATTTCTAGAGAAATGTACCTTGACATGCAGTCTGGCGTGGTTCATCAATTAACAGAAGTTATAGCGGAGAAGGATATAAGAAAGTTTAAAGACGACAATGAGGCCCAAGCTTTTATGGGGGAAGCATTGACGTATGCTATTAATGCTAATATTGATTCTGAAGATACTAAAATAACTAGAGACTCTTGGTTGGAACTAACTAAAGAAATGCTTAGGGGTGGGGTTGATCCACAACCTAGGCAGGTTGCTGGTAATAGGGTTATAGAGGAGGTAGTGTAATGGGTCTTTTATCTGGTGCGACTGGAGCAGGATTAGGAGGATTTTTTAGTGCGGTTGGTGCCGGAGTTACGGATAGTGAGAACTGGGCAAGAAAGACCGCGTGGGAAGAAGCGAAGATGGAAAAGATGTGGGGGTATGAAAAGGAGAAGGCTGGTATAGCTTCAAAGGCAGCCGCATCTGAAAAACAGTTTGAGGTTGTTGGTAAGACCATTGACACCTTGCTAGATCAATATAAAAATATTAATAACAGATTGAGAGGTGATGCTGGATTTACAAGGGTTACGAATACCGATCAGGTAACAGCTCTTGAAGAGGAAAGAGATAAGATTAGAATGCAAATGCAGAGGCTGACCGGAACTTATCTAAATATGGCTGGGTTTTCTAGTGACTACACGCATGATCTTATGATTGGTATGTTTACTTCAGATGATCGGCTTACTGAACAGGGTGAGAATCTTGCTGATGCAGTCGCCAAAGTTACAAAAAAAGAGAGAACAGGTGGCCTTTGGTCTGGCGCTGGTGAAATAATTAAAGAGGGCTGGGATTGGTGGTCAAAGTACTCTGGTAAAAAAGGTAAGGAATTAATAGATGATTGGGAATCATTCAAAGCAAATAGTGGACCCTCTCAAGGCGAGCCATTAACAGATACAGAGGCTTTGCGTAGGATATATGAGATAGCTCTGGATAAAGGGCTGCTATCTGACGTAGCATTGGGCATTTCGGAAGATGCGTTTGAAAATGATATGGAAAGAAACAAGGCTACCATAGAAGCTATAAAAAGTTCTCCGGAAAAAGTAATTGAGTTTATTCAAGAGCACCTACCAAAAGTAAAAGAGATCGGGAAGAAAGTTAGTGATTTTATGTACTACGGACCAGAAGGCCCACCAGCAGAGTCTGAAGACGATGCGCCACAAGCTGGTGTAACTGATCAAGATTTAGGAGAACAAATAGCAGCTTCGGGTGACGCGGATGTTAATGAGAGATCACTCGCGTCTAATACAGGCACAGGTTTTATGGGAACACCTAGAGGAGTGCTTAGCGGTGATTCTATTTATCCAGGTGGTATCTCACAAGTAGACCTGGAAGCTCAGAATGCTATACCAAGAAGCGAACTTAATCTTGAGCCTCCTCCAAGTTCGGCTAGACAGTATGGGGATACACTAGGTTCTGATTGGATAGGATCGACGCAGGCTATTGACGCTCTTGGCGAGGCTGGCGGACCCGCTGTTGATGCTCTAACAGAATGGGAAGTAGATAGAACAACTCCACCTAAGACTTCTTACGAGCGCAAGGATAGACTTATGAAGGGCATTAAATCTATTATTCATAAGGCAGAGTCTGCAGCTCATGGGTACAATGCTGTTGCTGGATCAACCAAAGGTGATCCTAATCTTACCTCGATGACTATTGGTGAGGTTCATAAAAAGTATGGGGATAAAGCTGTTGGTATAGGGCAATTCAAGAGAAGGTTCTTAATCGACAATGCTAAAAAATATCTTGGGTACAACAAAGAAGAATTGGATGCTATGCCATTTAATGAGGCAACCCAGAATAAGTTTATGGAGCTTGGAATAGAAGATGCTGGTATAGATGCTTACCTTAATGGGCGTATTACTATAGATCAGTTTCATGCAAGGCTAGCTAATATATGGAGAGGGTTACCACCACTAAGGACATCACAGAAAGGAGAACCTTCAGATCAACTAGGAAATATAACACAACTTCCTGGGTCAGAATTACAAGAAGTTATTACACAACCACTTCAATAGAGAATACTAGATGGCATTGACAACTGAACCTTTCACTACTGAACAGCTTTCTGGAATAGGAGAGAGCCAGCCAACTGGAGCTGAGTTAGCTGATGTATGGCGTAATGTTATTCCAGAAAAGGTAGAAGGCGGCGGAGGTGGATGGGGGAATGAAAAGTATGGCGCATTCGACGCTGGTGTAGATCAGGCGCAAGGCCTTGGTTTCAGATTTGTCCAGATGGTTGGGGATATGTTTGATATTAAGGAGTGGGAAGAGTCAGGAAGGGAGGGTGCTGAAGAAAATTTTAAAATATCTTCTGCATATAAAAGGCAGGCTCTTCTAGAAACAGAAGGAATGGGTGATTTTCAAAAGTGGATTACCGATACAGTACAAACTCAGATTCCTATGATGCTTCCATCTTTAGCTGCTGGCGGTGTTGGTGGTTTTATTGCTGCTTGGGCTGGGTTAGGTGCGGCTGCAACAGCTGCTGCTGTAGGAACGGCAGCGTATATACCTAACTTTGTTTTAAACTCAGGTGAAGCATACTCTAAACAATTAGAAGCTAAGGGCAATATAGACGCTGAAACCGCTGCAATGACAGGCGCTCTTGCTGCCGTTCTTGATACAATTATACCAGGAAAAATAGCAGGCAAGATATTTAACCAAGGTAAGAAAAGCTTTCCTAGTCACGTTGCAAAGAAACTAGCTGATGGTTCTGCGGTTGGCGACAGATGGAGGCAGGGTTGGAAGTTTGCTTTAGCTGAAGGCGGTACTGAAGGTCTTCAAGAGGCAATCATGCAGATGTCTCGTGATTATGTTAATGACAAGGCCTATGGATTTACTAAAGCTGACAGAGAAGAAATCATTGAGGGTGTTGCAGCTGGCTTCTTGATGGGCAAGGGGTTTGGTTGGATTTCCCCCACTGGCAAAGGAAAGGCTGTAGAGCAGGTCAGAATTGAGGATGAATTCAAAGCTGCAAAAGAAGAAGCTACCTCTAGGATTCGTGATGATCGTGATGCTGCCATAGAAGCTATTAACGATAGGACCGACCAATCCAATAAAGCAGATGTAAAGGCTTCAGAAAAAGAAATACGCGCGTTAAAGAATGAAGCAAGAGATAAATTAAAATCTTTAGGGCGCACTAAAACTATTTCTGATATAGAAAAAATAGTACCGCCTATTAAAGAAGAAGCTGCCCCGACTCCAGAAGCTTTGCAAGAAGAACTTGGAACTGTAGAACAGAGGTTAACAGAAGCCAAAGCAGAGCTTGAGACTGAGGTAGCAAAACCTAGGGGACGCGCCCCCAATAGAAAAGCTATACGGCTTAAAGAAGAAATAGCCTCATTAGAAGCAAGAAAGATTGAGATTGCAACCCAGCTGGAAGAGACAGCGTCTACTACTCCCGCAGCAACCCCAGAAGCTGCTCCTCCTATAACCCCACCAACTGATGAACAAGTTCCTACCACACCAATTACCACTGAACCAGAAGAGCCTGCACAGCAGCCATATACCCCAACTGGGCCTGAGTTTTTCACACAGTTAGACGAACAAATAGCACAACAAGAAGCTGCTATTGCTGAGACTGAAGCTCAGCTAGCTCAGCCTATTGAAGAGACTAGCGCGTTTAACAAAAGAAGAATAGTTACGCAGCTAAAGAAAAGATTAGCAGAACAGAAGGTTGAGAGAGACAGACTTCTTGCTATGCAAAAAACGCCAGACCAGATAGCATGGTCTGATGTTGCTAGACAAGAGCCTCCTCCCGAACAGACTCTCGATCAAAGGTTGGGTAAAGAGGAAGACTTAGCCCTAAGAGAAGCGGAAAGACAAAATCTTGAACAGCAAGGAGCCGCACAAGCAGAGGCACGGGCTAAAGCACAAGCGGATGCTGAAGATGCTGCTGCTGCTGCTGCACAAGCAGAGGCTCAGAGAATAGCTGATGAAGAAGCAGCCCTTGGTGATGCTGCATGGGGTGATGTTGCTGTGCAAGACAAGCCCCTAATAGATGTTATACCACCTGGCTCTTCAACAACTAATCAGGACATAGCTCTTGCTGATGCAAGGAGCAGGCAACAAGAGGCTAGAAAAAGCGCTTTAAGTCTGAGGTTAAACAAAGCTAGACAGGATAGGCTAGAAGCAGAAAGAATTAAGAGGGAAGAGGTTGCTCAACAGGCGGCTGAGAGGAGGGAAGAGGCTGCTCAGCGCAGAGAACAAGAACAACGTACAAGAATAAACGACGAGAGAAAAGCAGCTGCTGATGCAAGGGCAGAAGAGAGAGCAGTAGCGGAAGCAGAAAGAAAAAGAAAAGCTGAGGATGCTAAAGAGCAGGCTGAGTTTGAGAAGAGAGAAACTAATAAGACTGTTGCAGAAGCCCAAGCCTCTGCTTCTGAAACTATAGCTGAGTTTGAAACAAGGCCGCTAACCATCTCTGAGATGAAGGCTCAGATGCGTGTTAGAGGTAATAAGATAGGAGATGCTGATAGGATAGGAGCATCAGAAGCGAAGGCAGAGTATTTAGATACAGTTAGGAAGGGTATTAACGAGATAGATAGCGCTAGAGTTGCAGCAGCTACAGCCGAAAAAGCTAAGGCTGCTACCGCACCTAAAGCTGCCCCTGCTACTGAAAAGAAACCTGATGACAAGCCTACTGCTCCCGTTACCGAAGGTACAGAATATGGGGCTGATCCATCTGTACTAGCAGACGAAGCTCCACAAGGAGAAGCATTTCAAGACCCATCAGTTCTAGCAGATGCTGCGCCACCTGTAATTAGCAGCCCAAGAGACGCTATAGACTCTGTAAAGGATGGCAAGCTGGAGCCTGATCAAGCTATAGATGCTTTAGCTGAGGCAATGAACACTGATAGAGATGCTGCGGAATCTGCTTTTGTAGACGAAGCTACGCAAGAAGATAATCAGGCAATGGTTGAGGCTGGTGAGAAGCGCGGTTCAGTTCCTCCAGGAACTACTGCTGCAGTGAAAGACGAGGCAAAAAGAGTGGCTGCAACTCAGGCTGCCAAGCCTAAAGGAAAGGCTGGCGATGCTGTTAAGGCGGGAGTTGCTGCTCAACCAGACACACGAAAGAAAAAGAAGTCTGATAAAAAGGGTCAGTCTACCTTCACGCAGTTCAGAAGGGGCAGGGATGGTAAATCGTGGACTGCAAGAATTGCAGGTGCCCCTGCTAAAATAACTATGGACGAGGTGGGTGAGTACCACACCACGTATGACAAGAAAAGCAATCCAGTACCTTTTACTACTTTACCTGCTGCTAAGATTAGTTTATTAAAGAATCATGGAACCCCTCAAGAACAGAAAAAAATTCCAGGAAGGAAGGCTGCAGCAGTAGCTAAACCCAAGACTGTTACTGTAGAGACTGAACCTAAAAAACAAAAGTGGGCTGAGGATACTGAGAACTCAGCTGGTGTTCCGGTTAGAATAGACTACGATCCAACTCTAGATAAAGAGAAGCCTCACATTGTGATGGTTAGAGGAGAGCCTTATAAGAGGTATGCCAAGAGAGATAGGGCGCGTTATGTTGCTAACAGGGTAACTGATGCAGATGTTGAGAAGGCCCTACTAGCTATACAGAAGCAAAGATTAAAAGAGCAAGAGGGCGGTGAACGAGGTGCAGCTAGAGTTGCAGCAGCCGCAGAAAGAGGGATTGCCAGTCAGTCAGATAGGGTTGTTGGTGTGCTAAACCCTCCAAGGGCGGCGCTCACCGCAATGCCTCTCCCAACTCTTAATGACAAGAAAGGGATTAAAAATCCTAATGTAAAAATAGATAGCGAACTAGAAAGAGAAGTAATAGAAGAGGCCACTGATCTTAATGGAAATTCTATTACGGTATCTTATGAAAAGCGCGATCTTACAAAGCCGGATGATCAGAAAAGTACTAGCTTTAGAAAGAGCGAAGTAAGCATTGCAAGGTTCAACACGTTTACTCCATTCATGGTTTCGACAAAAGAAGAAGCGCAGGCTATCAGCTCATCTATATATGCTAACCCAGAAATCTTCCGCGTATTTTTAGGTAATGAAATTTCTACTCGCGCTGGCCTTGACCCCAAGATAGTTAGCATGGGCGTTATCAATGACCAAGAAGCATTAAAAATGCAGCAGTCTTATCAGCGTAGGGTAGACAAACTTCTAAGTGGGGAGACAGCTAGGAAAAGACTTACCGATGAACAGAAGGATGACATAGTAAGGTGGCGCAAGAAGATAAAAGACCTCAACACTAATGATGGAAGGAACTATAAATCTACTGTAGTACCAGGTGCAACCCAGGCTGACTTTGACGAGAGCCTCCAAAGATGGGTAGATTTTTTAGATGACAAAGGTAAGGACACTGGTCCTATCAGAGACTTCCTAGATACTAAAAAAAAAGTAGATGAAGAAGTAAAAGTTGAGGATATAGAACCTGTTGAAACAAGCCTTGATGAGGCAGTGACAGAAAAAGAACTGTCTGAGGCAGAGTTTGATAGGTTGTTTGGATACAGTATTGCTGAAGAACAGTCTGCTCTAGACCGTCAGTATGCAAAAGAGAGAGCCGATAGAAAAAAAGGGAAGTCTACAGATAAGGTAAGCGTTGATTCTATTCTAGCTAATGAGAATCCAGCTGACCTGCACAGTAAGTTAACCACCCCACCATCACAAAACGGCTATTCAGTCGATGAAGTTAAAAGTCTAGCAGCTAATATTAAAGCTTTAAATCCCGACTTTAACTATAACCCCAAAGGAAAGAAAGAAGATATTGCCGCTTCCATAATGGAGTGGTACGTCTCTCCTATGGAGGATGCATACACAAAAAATGATCTGACTGAAACGAAAGAGAACGATGATGTTGTAGAGAGCAGGCGTCTTAACAAGGCAACAACATTCCATTCTCCTGGGCAGGCAGAGAAGTTAGTTAGGTCTCAGGTTAGAAGTATCTTTGGGGATAAGGGAGCAAGACGACTAGAAGAGATAGGGTTTATAAACTTCATAGACAGAAACAAAGCAAAGGATATGGGTGCGTCTGATACTGCACAGGCTTTTGTTTCTAGAGGCAACGGAACTATCTATTTTATACGAGATAAAATCTCTTCTGACATGACTGCCAAAGATGTAAGAGGGTTGTTATTCCATGAGGTAGGGGTACACTTTGGTAGAGATGTATTCAGCGGTAGCGAATGGAACTCAGTTCTAGATGAGCTTTATAAGTTAGGGCAGAATGGGGACGACATAGTTAATACAGCTGTTGCTAGGGTAATGCGTAACTATGGGTATAAGAAAGCTGATACTGGCAGACCGTTTGACCCAGCAGCCAAGCATATTAATTTCCACGTTAGGCGTGAGTTCTGGGAAGAGGTTCTTGCTCATGTAGTAGAGATCAAGCAACCAGCCTTAGACTCTCCTTCTAGAAAAGGATTACTAGATAAGATAAAGAATGCATTTAAAACATTTTTCAATAAGGTATTTGGAACTGATATGAATGTTTCAAATGTAACTCTTGATGATATTGTAAATCTTATTGGTTATTCTACTTGGCACTCTGGTATACTAGCCTTAGAAAGGCATGGCGATTCCAAGAATATGTCTAGGTTTAGGGATGGGAAAAGGAAGGAGTTTCTAGATGGTTCTATAATGAAAGAACCTGTGTATCATGGAACTTCTAGCGATTGGAGCGCTCCTCTAATAGAGAAGACCCAACTTGGATTACATGTAGGGACCTCTATTGCTGCTGTTAATATATCTGCATCAGAACACTTTAGAGATAAGCCAATCCAAGAGAGTGAAGCCTTGGCTGAGTTAGCTGATGAGGTGGAAGCGTGGAAACCTGGGTGGGAGTCTAGGATTTCTAATCGTGACCTAGACAAGATAGCTATTAGTTGGGACCCTAAGCTTCGACTAAGAACATCAGATAATTTAGCTGATGCTCAGGGTTTATTTGATTCATTAGGTATGCAAAAAGAGGTTGGTTACACATGGTTTGAGAAGGGGGCTAATATAAGGCGTGGATATATAAATGTACAGAATCCTTTTATAACTGGAGACCTAGGAAACTTTAGTGACCCGACTTCTTGGTTTACTCATGCTAATAGAGTTCTAAGGGGGGGTGCAGCATACAATTCCCCAGAGGCACAAGAGGTTGTATGGGAGAAGATATCTAAGCTTGCTAGAAGCACTGCTACAACTAGGAGGTCTTTACATGATGAGAGTGATATAGCTGGAATGTTTAGTTTGGACGCAAAATTTTCTAGGGAATTAAGAGCGCTCTTAAAAGAAGAGGGTTACGATTCAATAGAATATACCAATGATGCAGAAGATGTTGGTAGTAAAAGTTGGATTCTTCTGGATGATAACCAATATAAATCTGTTGATGACCTATCATTTGATTCTGGTACTGGTATATTCTCTACTAAGAAAGTTATAAGTCAACCTAATTCCTCTGCTATAACTGAGTCTAGAAGGTTAGAAAGAGAGACAGCTAGAGAGGTTGTTAAGTCTAGGATTGGGACTGCTCGTGCAAACTCAGCGCTTAAGTGGATGCAGAGAAGGATTGAACCTTTGATGGCTGTAGAAGGGTATTCTCTTTTAGAGGCTAAACGTATGCTTACCAAGGGAAAGGTAGGAGAATGGGCTAACACAGGTAGGATAGTTTTTGATGTTCTTAACGAGGCTACACCCACAGAAAAGAAAGCCATATATAAATACTTTACTACCAGGAATGCTGACCCGTCTAAACTCCCAACTAGAAAGGTTAAGTTTGCTGAACATAAAACCGTAGTAAGAGGAACCAGGGCTGGCCCTACAGCTCCATCTGTCAGTATAAAGGAAAAGGTAATAGAGACAAAGAAAGAGATAGCTAGCATGGGGGAGAGGCTAGTTGCTGCGGGTCTTATTACTGATGCTCAATATGCTGAATGGAAGAACCAGTATTTACCCCGTGTTTATATGGAACACGTAATGGGTGGGCGTGATAGGATAGGTATTGGTGGTCTTAGAGCGTCAAGTCTTACGTATACTAAACATAGAAAAGATCATGAGAAATTTCTGAATGATGTTATATCTGGTCGTATAGATGATCCAGCATTCTTGGCTGGCAGGTATCTTACTATGGCAGGTAGTGACTTAGCTATCATAGAATACCTTAGCTATATAGCCAGTGATCCTGGTAATAACAAATGGGTATTGCCTGGTCAGATAATGACCTTCAGAAATATGATAGGGACAGCCGCTTATTTTAAGAATCTGGCGTCGGATATATCTACCAGAGCTAATGCTGGCAAGAGGATTGACCCCGCAAGGGCAGCTGAAATGCTAGAACTTTCTTCAGAAATGAATGCAGCAGCTGATCAGGTTAGTGTAGATATGCGTGGGCTTAACATGGATAACTACAGGAAGGTTCCTGACTCTCCTAGGTACGGCGCTATGCGTGAGCTGTGGGTGCATAAGGATATATGGAATGATATAAATGGTCTTGGTATAACAGGTAATCCCTCATGGGGTGCGCTCCTAAAGTGGAGTGGTCGAGCGCAAGCTACCTTTAAGTACACTAAAGTCCCAATGAATATTCCAACTCAGGTTAGGAATATGATATCTAACACTATACTAATGAACGTATCTGGAACAAACTTCTTAAGAATTCCAGGTGCGGTAAGTAAAGCTATGCATGATGTATCTACCAATGGCAAATACATGCAGCTTGCTAGAAAGTATGGTCTTGAAACAACTACGTTTGCAGCTACAGAACTGGGTCAGATTGATAGGGAGTTAGCTACAGTAAAGGCTAAAGGAGACAGCTTCGAGGGTATGTGGGCTAGAGCTAGGATATTCTTTAATGACTATGGGGATGTTGGAGGCAGGGCATACCAGAAGACAGAGGTATTGTTTAAGGTTGCTAAGATGATAGACCTCATGGAGAATCATGGCAAGAAAGAAGCCGAGGCAGCTAAGCTAGCTAATGAAGCGCTTCTAGACTATGGTAATGTTTCACAGGGCATTAGGATGCTAAGGACCCTACCATTAGGCTCTCCGTTTATTACCTTTAATGCAAAGGTGATGGCTCAGATGGCTAGAAATATAAAGAACCATCCATTCGCTTCCCTTAAATATGTTGCGTTACCTTACCTGCTAATGGAAATGTTCTTGTCTCAGAATGATGACCTGGATGAGGATGATTGGGACGCTTTGATGGATTTCTTACCTGACTATATGGAGAAAGAGTTTAGCACTATGGTCTTTCCGTATAAGGATGAGAACAACAGATGGAAGGCGTGGGATGTAAGTTTCTTCTTACCTTGGGGCGCTCATACAGCCCTCGCTAAGAATGTAGCAAAGGCTGAATTTGGTGATGCTATCTATAGTAGCATAGGGATGTTTACAGGGCCTGCTGAAATACCTGTTGCCCTTAAACTTAATAAGGACCCCTTTACTAGACAGCCTATATATAATGAGTTTGATCCAGTGCATCAAAGGTATCAAGATATGATGATGTTTGTAGCTAGTTATATGATTCCACCAATGATTATGCCTCGCAATAAGGCGGGAGATATTAGCACAGGAGGCGGACCATTAATTAAAACCATGATGGCTGCTGATATTATTGATGGGAATGTAGATAGGGATGGACTGCCAAGGTACACAATGAAGGACGCCACTCTTGCATGGTTCGGTGTTAGCCTTCAAAAGATGGGGCCACAGGATGTAGACACTGCTTTGCATTTTAAGGAAAGAGAGATTAGAAAAATAGAGCAGAGGGCTGAGCGGATGTTGAGTGATCCAAGCCTGAGCAGAGAAAAGAGAGAAAGACTTGCTAATGAGTACAGAGAACATATACTTAAAATCATACAAGAACATAGGAAGTGGGCTGAAAGTCTCAAGAGATTTAAAAGGTTATTCTAGTGAAAGTAAAGAAGCCTTTATTAGTAGAGGTAGAGTGGCGTGATATATTTGCAACGTGTGGGTGGGAAAAACTTGAGGAGGTTATTCCTCCAACTTTCTATACTTATGGATATCTTATATATAAAGATAAGGATACTATCAAGGTTGCGTGTACGAAAGATGAGAGTGGTGATTGGTTTGCTACCCATGCATTTCCTCGTGGGTGTGTTAAAAAAATACGCCCCCTTTCGGGGGCGACACGTACCTCATCCAAAAAACAAGTAGACAATAAAACCAGAAATGAAAATATAACAAGCATACCAGAGAACTAACTCTAGTGCTGTTCTAATCATCCGTCTTTCTGTTATTCCACTTATCTATTGCTTCATTCATAGCTCCTTTCTTTTGTGGGTCAAATGGAAATGTCATCTTGCATTTCGGGCAACCGACCAGGAATAACCCTGCATTAGCAACACCATTACAAAATGGACATCTCTTTAGTTCGCTCATAGATAACTCCTAGTTAGTTTACGTTGGGTTATAGAACTAATCTCATCGTAGTAGCCTTCTCCATCTAACCCCTTTAATGAAACCACTCCCCTCCACCAGTTATACTCTGTATCTCTACACCAACTTTCAGAATAGTGTGGATGTGAATAGCACCCTGCAGATAACCCGAAGATTTTCTGCCCGTCTGGTCTAGTTTGTTCTGCGTGATTATACAAGTGCGAATGTCCTTGCACCGCTGAGCAGTGCAGTTTAGATACCAAGTGAAACCCTACATGGGTTGAACTTATTGGTCTGCCTGCTATGCCAGATGTAAAGTAGTGAGAGAAGATTATGTTCTCTATGGATAGGCAACTCTTAAAAGGTGTTATCTTCCATCCAAACTTTTCATATTGTAAGTCGCTTAATCCTATTGCTCCTTCCAATTCCGGTGCTGAGTTGACAGCCCTCTCTATCCTATCTTCATGATTACCAAGACACATGTGTAGTTTTGGTTTATATTGCTTCTCCTTTCTTTTTCTTTTCACATCATTAAATTTCTTTATAGGCGCAAAGAGTTTTTCTTGTGCATCTATAACCGATAGTATATCTTTCTTATATCGCCTGCCTTCAAATCCTTTGGTGCCTTTATCATAAGATGATAGGCTAGGCATATCCCCAAAGTCTCCTAAGCAAACTATTATTTCTGGTTGTTGTTCTATTATAAAGTTGCCAAGCGCTGAGAATCTTTTGTTATCATACTCAGGCGCAGCATGACAATCTGGTATTATCAGTAAGTCTTTTGGCTCTTTCTTTTTCATGGTGTAGTATCTTCTTTCATTTTCTTGATTGCAAAAATTTCATTATGTTCTGGAAATTCGTGCATAAATAATCTTGCATAGTAAGCTATGAAATCATTGCGTATTTTGAATTCATCTCCTACTGTATCAATAGATGTTTCCCATCTAATCCTATTCATTACAAGCCAATGTGAGAATCTAGTGTGTCCTTTGTCGATAGCCTCAAATGTAAACTTTTTAAACAATTCATATACATTAGGGTTTAACTTGTGCCATTTCCACCACTCTTGTTTTTGTGTCATATTCCGCAAATCCCTGTCATACATTGTTCATCGCTGTTATCTTCATAGATAACGCCTCTCTTTGAGTGAGCCTCTTCATAATCACAAGCGGTTATTGGTTGCCCTCCTCTACTACCTTCAGGGTAGAGTGTGA